ATGCCAAGTGGAACAATATGGACATTTTCCATTAGATCAGATAATGATACAGAAAAACTTTATTCTGAAAACTCAAATTCAGTAACACTTAAAATTGGAAAAACTTCTGAAGAGATTGCTACAGAAAAGGCAACAGCAAAGGCTGCCATAGATGCAGAAAATGCAAGATTAGCAGCTATTGCTGCAGAAGCAGCAAGGCTTAAGGCAGAAGCAGATGCTAAGGCAGCAGAAGAAGCAAGACTTCAAGCAGAAGCAGCAGCGCTATTAGCAGCAAAACAAGAAGCAGCAAGATTGGCTGCTATAGCTGAACAAGAAAGACTAGCAGAGATAGAAAGACAAAGATTGGCAGCACTAGAGGCAGCACGAATTGAAGCAGAAAGACAGGCTGCAATCAAAGCAGAGCAGGATAGGTTGGCTGCAGAGGCAGCAGCTAAGGCTGAGGCAGATCGTTTAGCAGCAGAGGCAGCAGCAAAGAAAGCAGAAGAAGAAAGACTCGCTGCAGAAGCTGCTGCAAAGGCTGCAGAAGAAGCAAGAATTGCAGCAGAAAAAGCAAAGGCAGAAGAAGAAGCAAGGCTTGCTGAAGAAGCTAGATTAAAAGCAGAAGCAGATGCTAAGGCCGCAGAAGAAGCAAGGCTTAAGGCAGAAGCAGATGCTAAGGCAGCAGAAGAAAAGGCTCGTTTAGAAGCAGAAAAAATTGCAGCAGAAAAAGCAAAGGCAGAAGCTGAAGCAAAATCTAAAGCAGAAGAAAAGGCCAGATTAGAAGCTGAAAAACTTGCTGCTGAAAAAGCAGAAGAAGAAAGATTAGCAAAGATTGCTGAAGAAGCAAAGGCTGGAAAAGAATTATCTAAAGAAGAAGTTGCTGCAGTTGTAACGTCATTAGTTGCAGACTTAAAACCAGGAGAGTCTATTTCCGCAGCACAAGTACAAGCATCTGGAGTATCATACTCTGATCTTCCAGCATCAACACCAGTTGAGGTTCGCACTGATGAAAATGGAAATGCTCTTGTTATTACTGCTGAAGTTGCAGCAAATATTGAATTAGTTCAAGATCCAGGAGCATTACTAGAGGCAGCATTTTCAGATCCAGGTGCAGCACTACAAGCACTTGGAAGTATTGGTGCAGACATGACTGAAGAAGAAAGAGAAGAAGCAACAGAAATGGTTATTGCAACAGTAGTAGCAGCAGGAGCAGCAATTAATGCAGCAGCAGTTGCTGCAGGTGGTGCAACTGGAGGCGGTACAGGCGGAGGAGGAAGTTCTGGTGGAGGCTCAGGAGCCAATTCACCAGGTTCAAGAGGAGGAAGAAAATGGTAAGGATAGTAAAAAATATAGTAAAAGATATGATAGATCAGGCATGGACCCTCCTTGGAATGTTTATTGCCTGGGTAGTATTGGACGGTAGTGCAAAAACTATTGTTGGCTATGGAATTATGGCAACAACAGCATTATGGATCATTACTAGTCCATTTAGAAATAAGGAGGAAAAAGATGAATAGTGTATTAAATATTTGGAATATTCTTATGCGTATTGTTGCAGTATTTGCAGCAAATGCACTTGCCGTCATTGGCGCAGGAGCAATCGCAGGAATATCAGTAGCAAAGGCTATGACAGTTGCTGGACTTAGTGCAGTAGCAGTTGTGGTTGAGAAGCTGGCTCGTGCATTTATGGACGACGGTAAGCTTACAAGAGATGAAATCAATGCAGCATTTTCTACCACAGACAAAAATGCAAAAACTGTACAGGACGCTGCAGTAGAAACACGCAGAGCAAAAGCAGCTAAGGCCTAATATATCCCATTTGACACTCATGCCTGCCTCTGGTATACTAGTAATATAGTGACTTAGGGGTAGGCATGACTTGTATTGCAGGAATAATGAAAGACGGCAAAGTTCACATTGCTGGTGAGCGTGGTGCGTCACAAGATAATTATATTGTATCTATAGATAAACCAAAAATATGGAAATCTGGTCCTTATGTTTTTGGTTATGCTGGTACATTCGATGCACAAATTATTCAATATAATTTTATTCCGCCAACTCCAGAAGGCAATGTAGATAAATTTATGCATGGAAAGTTTTTAAAATCACTTAAAGAATTTTATAATGAATGGGATATTGGCGGTAAAGATAGTGAAATATCACTTCTTATTGGTATAAAAGGTAAACTATATGAGCATGAAGCAGAAGGGTTTACTATGATTTCCTATGACAGAGATTATGTTGCCATAGGATCAGGGGCAGACTACGCTATTGGGTCTCTTCATGCTACCCAAAATCATAAAGATCCAAAGCGTAGGCTTGCTCTTGCTTTAGGATGTGCTATTGAATTTAGCTCATCATGTATTGGTCCAATTGACTTTGTTCAGGGTTAGGGGTATAATATTACTATGCTAGAAGAAGATTATAATGAGTTTGATATTTGGTTAAACAATGGTATTGATAGAGGCTGGATTACTGAGCCCTTCTGTAATACTCATGATGGTGATCCATACATGACAGAAGAAGAAATGCTAGAGTGGGATGAGGGTGGAGATCCCTGCCAAGTAGTTTTTAAAATTAAAGTATAAACATTTGATATAATAGATTTGTACCTGCCTAATGGGGGTACATTAACTTATTCGCTTGAAAGGGGAATAAAATGGTAGCATCATATACATATAACGGATCTTTTGGAAATTTTTTCAATGATCCATTTTTTATTGGCTTTAATAGAGACTTAAGCCGTTTAGATAATTTACACAAAACAAATTCACAGTCATATCCTCCATATGATCTTCTTAAACTAGATGAAGATACATATAAGCTATCACTTGCTATTGCAGGTTTTACTAGAGATGATATTTCAGTAACAGTTGAAAATGGAACTCTTGTAATTAAGGGTGAGATTGTAGATGTTACAGATGCCGAAGTTGTTCATAAGGGAATTGCTGGTCGCAAGTTTGTGCGATCATTTGCTCTTGGTGAATACATGGAAGTAACTGGTGCAGATTTAAAGGACGGTATGCTCAATATTAGTATTGATCGTGTTGTTCCAGAAGATAAGAAGCCTAAGACAATCAAAATCAAGTAGTACAATATAAATGTCCCCACACAGGACCTTAGTGATGGATTAGTTACCCATTGGATAGAGACCGTGGCGCAAGTCAGGTGAATTGCCTGTGTGGGGCTTAATATTATTTGATATAATTAAATCCTATGACTGACAAAGAGTTGGTACATTACAATAAGCAGCAGTTTAAAAAAAGACTGTCAGAGATAAAACAAGCATCTGGTTGTCAGGACTGCGGAGTAACTAATCCAATAGTTTTAGATTTTGATCATCTTAAAGATAAAAAATATAATGTTTCAAGAATGATTCACGATGGATTTTCTTGGGCAGCAATTAAAAAAGAAATAGCAAAATGCGAAGTAGTCTGCGCCAACTGTCACAGAATAAGAACTTATGACAGATTGACAAAGAAAGCTTCATAATGCTATAATAGAATATCTTACATTACAGGAGGAAAGTATGTCAGTAAAAGGAAGTCTAGAAGCAATCATTGAGGTTGCAAAGAAAGAGTTGGGAACCATTGAAGGTCCCAAGGATAATGAAACAAAGTACGGTGCATGGATGAAGGTAAATTTCCAACCATGGTGCCAGTCATTCGTTTCATGGTGTGCCCACACAGCGGGTGTAGCAAAGTTTCCAAAGTCTGCATCAACAGTAGCAGCATCAGATCAGTTTAAGAAGGAAGGCCGTTGGTCAGATGCACGTAACGATGATCCAATGCCAGGAGATTGGATTTATTTTGATTTCCCAGATGATGGTGTAAATCGTATTTCACATGTTGGTATTTGCATTAAGAACAACGGAGATGGAACAATCCAAGTTATTGAAGGAAATACTTCAGGAACTGCAAAGGGCGATCAGCGCAATGGCGGAATGTGCGTTGAGAAAACTCGTGGTTATGTAAAAAATAACAAGAAGAAGTTAGTCAATGCTGTAGTTGGTTGGGGTCGTCCAGTCTATGCTGGTGAAGAGAATGCTCCACTACTAAACAAGTTAGCAGCAACACCTATTAAGACTACATCTCCAGATGCTGCTAAGAAGGCTGCAAAGCCTGTTGCGAAGAAGTCATCTGGTGGCGGTAAAGGTAATGAGGTAGAGTAAATGGGAAAGCATTTAGATAAAGTAAAAAAAGCACTAGAGCAAAGAATTGCAGCAACACCTGGTGGTGCTGGCTATAAAACTCCAGGATCTATGAATAAAAAGAAGACTGGATATCGTGGCCAGAAGGCAAAAGGTTCTAATTAGTGCCAAAGTACGATTACAAGTGCACGGTGTGCTCAATGTCTATTGAATTTGAAAGAGGGTTCGGTGAAGACAGAGAGCCATCGTGCTGTAATGAGATAATGCAAAGACAGTGGACTGGTTCGGTTGGTGTAATTTTTAATGGTTCAGGTTTCTATTCAACAGACAACAAAAAGTAAAGGTATATACTATGAGTACAATGATTACAGAAGAGATTGTGGCAAAAGATTGGGTTTTAAAACCAACAGATCGCTGTGACTCATGTGCAGCAGAAGCACTAGTGAAGGTTACTGGTTTAACTGGAGACCTAATGTTTTGTGGTCATCATTATAATAAAATTATGGACAATGCCGAAGGGTATAAAAAAATGATAGCATTTGCTCTTACTGTTGTTGATGAAAGAGATAAGCTAATTGAAAACAAGGCAAAGGGTAAAGACTACTAATGATTTATTATTTTACAGCAGATTGGTGTAATCCTTGTAAAAAAGTAAAGCCAATTGTTGAAGAAATAAATAGAGAAAATCTTATTAAGTTTCAGATGATAGATGTGGATTCTGAAATGGAATTAGTAAAAAGATTTGATATAAAGTCT